ATTTAAACTACCAGTAGCACTTCCAGTTACAATAACGTGGTCGTCCCAACGAACTTCTAATTGTGGTGAATAAATCGTATGTGTGTTTCTTGAGAAAAATTTTAAATGTCCAAATGTTTTATCATCTGTTTCTTGACTTCCACTAAATCTAATTAACATCCCATTATTAGGAGCTTGTTCTTGAAACCACATATTAACCATATCTGTAACTTCTATGTTTACATCAGGTGATTGGTTTGAAAAAGCTTGAGTTGATGAACTAACAATAACCCCAGCTTCAGTTGAGTCGTCTGGTAAAGATGATGAAAGTTCTGTAACTCCAGCGTAACCCCATGTTAAAGCTGTTCCACCAATTGGATTACTACGATTTTCCCAACTACATCCATTTGTGTTTTTTGGATTGTCACCAAATTTACCTGTACCCTCTGTCCAAGATTCTGAAATAGCTGAAATAAAAAGTGAGTACTCTTCAGTCATTTCTACATTCCCCTCAGCTTCATAAAGTCTTAAATAGAATTTAGAACCGGATTCAGAACCAGTTTGTGGTAATGGTATTGTACCATCCACAATAGATTTTGATAACTCATTAAATTCTGTTCCACTAAATTGAACTAATGCTCTTGTTGGATAATTAAATGAACTATTATAAAATTCTTTTTTGACTTCAAGTATTTGGTCTCTTCCAAAGTTTTGGTCTTTAAAAGATTCACCTGTTATTGTTGATGAACCACTTGAAATCCAAGTGTCTTTTGATGGAAAAATAAAATGATGCATTATCTAACCCTCCCTTGTATGTTTTGATTTGGATTCTTTAATTCAAAAACCGCTGGGGTGTCTGGATGTGGTGGTCTAACTATCCCATCACTAAGTGCTCCTGTTTCTTCTGAAAAATCATATTTAAAACCATATCCACCAGTTCCATTTCCATCTATATCGTAACCACCATCAGGACTACCATCTTCATCTAAGTCAGGACCAGCTGTTGAACTATATGAATAAGTATAAGTTGGTGCATTTAATTCTTCAAACTCACCATTTGGGTGTGTATTTTGATGTTGTGTTAAAGATACATAATTAACAGAACGAACACCTTCAATTCCCATCAATTCATATTCTATTTTACTCACAAATATTGGTTGATTAAATTGCATTTTTTCTATTCTAAAATAATCTCTTATTTTATTTATACATCTCAATTTAATAGCTTGTTTATCAGCATATTGGTTAGCTACAACATCAAAAAATACTCCAAAGTTAATTATATAACCATCTTTAATTTCGATAGTATCAGTTAATATTTTAAAATTATTAAGATAACTTTTTATATTTGATGTTAATACAGCTGGAACATTATCTGTATATGATGAATCATTAGCAGATATTGGATTTGCAACTAATTGTTTTGATGTATCGTATGATAAAACATATATGTTTATTCCTGACAGTTCAAATGAAGTAAGATTAGTTTCGGATAATGATGTTGTTGAAGTTGATATACTATTTGCAAAACCATTTACAGCACCTAGTTGGGTTAACATTCCATTAAAACTTTCACCTGCAAAAAGTTCACCAGTTTGTAAAAAATTACTAAGATTGAATTGTATATAATTAACCGCATTTTCTATACGCGTCACATCATTTTTTATCCTAACTATGTTTTCATTAAATCCTATTTGTGCTGATGCTATATCACCACCTTGATTTCTCGAAACATATACTTTTGCAATATTTCCATATTTAGCTGGCATGTTCATTACTCTAGCTTCATAATCTTCTTTAGTTACACATCTGTTTTGTGTTGAGAAAAACGCCTTAGCTCTTTCTCTAATCTCATCAATACTTTCTTCATCTTTTCCACCACGAGCTGCAAATTCATTTGTTACACCTAAACTTGTAAGTGCAATACCACTTCCACCTAAATCTGTACCACCTGTGGAAATAGTACTTAAATCACCACTTGGTATATTTGATTCAATACCTCCACCTATTCTATAAGTTATGGTTAATGTTGTTTGATTGGGTGTTTCACCAAGTGTTGAATATTCATCACCAAGTAATGGATTTATTGAAGTATTTAAATCACCTTGCTGACCAGGTACCACTATACCAACTTGTTCCAAATCTATATACCCATCATCAACAACTTGTCCATCTTTTAAAATACCATTACCAAATATAAGTGATGTTGTGTTATCTACATTCGTTTCACGAGTAAATCTTTTAGTTGTTTTAATGTACTCCAATGAATAAGGAACAGGTAAATCTACTTCTGTTGAATCTGTAATATTTTGATAAGCGTTTGTTCTATTGGGGTCATCTGTATAATGTGTAGAAATAGGTACTTTGTCTTGAGCTAAGTAATCAACTTCATACCAATTGTTTCCATTTGAATCTACACAAGAAATTATATCAATTACATTTTTATCTTCTAATGTTATTTTTTTAAATTTTTCAGGAGCTCCTATTGAAAATGTAGAGGTTTTTTCTTTACCACTAACAGCCCTTACAGTTCTTGATAGAGTATATGATGTTGCTAAACCAGCATCAGATGTACGTGCTATTGTATCTGTATCGTTTGAAGATGAAATTTGAAAATCTACCACATCAAGTGTTTCAAAAATTATTGTGTCATCAGTACCAACAACTTGAATACCAGTTGGAAATACTCCACCTGTAGAATAATCTATCTCAGCTGGATTTTCATTAGCGTTTAAATTTTGTGTAAATGTTAAATCAACATAAGCTGGAACTATCGGTTTTACTTTATAACCAAACATATTTGCAAGATTTACAATATTTCTTCTTTCCTCTGCTAATGGTAATAACATCTCACGATATTGTTGGTCAATGTAAAATGATAACACGTCACCAACATATGCATTCATTTCTAATAACATCATACCAGGTGATGTTTCATTAAAATCACGATATGAATTAGGAAAATAAGATTTAGCATAATTCATCAATGATTGTTTTAATCCACCAAAATCTTTATTTAAATAATTTACATTTGATTCTTTAAAATCTTCTTTACCATAACTTGGCATAATTTATCTCCAATTAATATCCACCATCAGGGGACATTTGATTTAAATCACCTGAAAAATCTATTGACACCGAATCAATTGTATCAGGATCTTGTTTTATATTAAATATTATATTTACTCTAACTTGATTTCTATCAATAACTTCATCTGATTCATCTGTTGTTACTTTAATGTCTCTAACCTCAACAAAAGGTAACCAAATTTCAAGTGAATCTAAAATAATGTCTTGTATTCTTACTATAGTTGTTTCATCTATTTGTTCAAAAAGAACACTTATTAAATTAGTTCCTAAATTTGGTTGCATAAATCTCTCACCAACATTTGTACTTAATAAATTTTTTATATTATTTTTAACTGCTTCCATTGTAGTAGAACTTGTTGCAAACCATCCATCTTTATCATCACCTCTTCTAAATGGTAAATCTATTCCAACTTTAATGTTAGAATCCCTATCAACTATATAAGGTTTTTTTGATGTATCTTTGATAGCCATTATAATAAATCCTCAATATCTTCTCTTATTAGTTTAACAGTTGTAAAATCTCTTTGTCCATCTTCATCATCAACATCAAATGAATCTTGTGAATCTGGATCTTCCCCTATGTAAACATAACCTGATGATTCTAATCCTCCACTATCTTTACCCAAATCTAATCCTGCTAATTTTGCACCACCTTGTAATACAGGTGTTATAGCTTTTTCTATTTGAGTTTCCAATTCATCAATTAATTTACCAAGCCCTAATGGGTCTCCAATTTTTTTTAATACTTTTAAAAGAGGAACATATTCAGCTAACAATGTATCTAGTTCAATATTTACAGGTTGCTCTGGTGTTTTTAAACTTTCAACAATTACGGGTGCTTTTAATTGTGTTACTGTAAAGTCAGCTTGAGTTAAAAGATTAACTATAGCTTCTTTTGTAAGTTCACACTCAACATCTATCGGTGAACCTGGACTTGTATCTACTTTATCAGCATCACCACCTGAAGCGTCTATCATTGATAGTTTAGCGTTTATTAAATCGTCTTTTAAACCCATTATTATTTTCCGTATTTCTGTTGTTGTTTTTCTTCAGTTCTTTTTAAAACTTCTCTATAATCCTTATTCAAGAATTTACTCATTGGATCACTTGATGGAACTTGTTGTGGTGTATTCTTCATCATATCACCATATTGTCCACCAACCAATTCATTCATTCTATCCGTTGTGAACTCACCACCACCCATCGTTTTCCAATCACCATCTTGAGCCGTTTCATTTAACACATCATTTAATACAGAATTTTTTGAAAAGTTTTTATTTTCTTGTATTGGTTGCTGAGTTGATGATAGTGAAGGTTGTTTTAACTCATCAATAACTTCGTGAATTGCCATAGCAACTTCTTCTCTAACGATTTGTCTAATTGTTTTTCTTGTTGTTTTTTTCTTCATACTAACCTCTCTTATTAATTTTGTTCTATAAAATGTTTGTTACTTATTATATTATTTAATTTCTGTTCTATCTGAACTACTTTAGTTGATAAAGGTGTCATTGTTGAATCAACTAATGGTATTGGAGCTCCGGTACATAAACCTTGTGCTTCTTTTAATACTGTTAAAGTTTCTTGGAATACTTCTATTAATGTATTACCAAGTACCATTGATTCCATTTCATTTGTCTTAGGATTTCCTAAAAATGTTTTTTCAGATTCTACAATTAAATCTTCATTAGATGATATGGTTAAATGTCTACCAGTTCCAATATGAATATCTTTTTTTGAAGATAGATAAATATCATCGTTTTTTGTATTTATTATAACTCTATCAGAACTAAATAACATTTGATTTTGATTTTCATTGTTACCATACTGATAAATTTCTTCTTGAGATGGTCTATCATTATTTACACTTGAAACTAAAGCTTCCATAAGTCTATTAATTTTATCAGGTTCTATAGTATCAGATGATAATTTAAATCCATCAGTCTGAAAAGTTTCTTCAGTACCATCCTCAGTATTACTATTAATAGTTTCTACAACACTTCCAAAATGATCAAATAAACTCCCCTTTTCAGTAATACTTATTAAACTTCCATCAAATAAAGTTTCTTGAATATTATATTGACTAGCTCTTGCATTAGAAATAAATACATAAGGATTAGTATTTCTACTACCAACTCTAATACTATTACCATGTCTACCCTCTAACATTATATCACCATGAGTTTCATTATAAGCATCTTCACCATCAAGTTTTTTTATACTTCTTTTTGCAAATCTATTTAATTTTATTTTTTGAAAATTTAATGACTCACCACTTGCAAGTATTGGATTTGTTTCAGATACGGATGGTATATTATCTATAGTAGGTTCTGATGAATATAAATTATCAGTATTCCAATTAGGATTATTTTGTGTATTCAATGGTCCAAGATAATATTTTATTCCTCCAATTTCACATAGTAAAACAGGATCTCCTTTCGCGGGAACTTCAAAAATACCTCGCATTAAAGGAAAGTATCTATCATCTTCATTAAGATTTAATCTTCTTTTTTTCGTATCTTCAGTAATGTGTGGTATAGCTGTTATTGAATTTATTAAATCTGAATTATCATATCCTTTATAAACAGAAGGATGAGTAATGGTATCCACTACAATACCAGGTACAAATTGTAAATAAAATGGTGTTCTAACATCCCCACCAAAAGGTACTTTAGTAGTTACATTTTTTGAAGTTGTAAATAGAGAAGCCATTTAACTCTCCGTAATATTTGGGTTTATTGTTTTATTTTTTATACCTTCAAGTCGAGTTTGTTCATTGTTTAAATCGTTTACTGTATCTTGAAGTGTACTCATTAACTCTTCTTTTTCTGTATCTGATAATAACATAGACTCATCATCTCCACCAGTAGACTTACTTATAATTCTCTGTAGTACACCAGCTAATTTAACGAGATGTTCATCGTTTTTAACTGCTGTATCCATATATTCCTTTATGATAGGAGCTACCATAACCACATCATCAATCGTTGTAATGAATCCGTGTATCTCTGATATTAACAAATCTATTTGAACTTTACGCTTTGTAGTGTTTTCATAGATGTCCTTTGTTAAGTCTTGAAAGGTTTTTCCTTCAAATATTTCTTTTTCATCTGACATACAATCTCCTCTGAATGTATTTATTCATATATAAATATTAAATTTGTAAGAAATTGTTTAAAATAAAAAACCCACTAACAAAGTAATGGGTTTTTTTTATGTGTAATATATTTTTTTAGAAGAAAGAACCTGAATTATCTACTATAATAGTTCCCGTTTTATGGTATAAATTTAATAATTTTTTATAATGTTTCTTTAATACATTAACTACAGATGTTATATGTGCTGTATCAACATCTGTCATTTCTCGAATTAAAATATAAATTGCTTTTTTATTAAAATTTTCTATTTCTTCTCGTTGTTTAATTAAATCAACAATAGCATATCCTATCTTTAAATCTCTATCTTTTTTAAAAATAGTATTTAAATTAACATCAAAGTATTGAACCATTTCATCGGTAAATGATTGAAAATCATAATCATTGATTCCAATATTTTTTTCTCTATCCAATACATCTATACTATTATGACTTTTTAATTTTTTATAATTATTGTTATTATGTAGAATTAAATAGTTTTTAGCCACAACTGAAAAATAACTAAATGCTTTTGAACCTTTTGTGTGGTCATATTTATGCATGTTCATTACCATAAAAGCTACTGTTTCGTGTTTTATATCATTAAAACCATAATCAAAATAAGTGAATTTAAATGTATTAATTATATTCTCAGCTAGCTTATCAAAGGCCTTGTGTATTCTTGTACCATAAATTACATTTCTTTCGTTATCATTATCTGAGGAATTATATTCTACAATAGCTTCTTGAACCTCCATACCAAAGTAAACTTTTCGTTTTTTCTTTTTAACTATTTTTTTAATCTCAGCTTTTACATCATTAACTTTCTTTTTTGGCATCTTGTGTCTCCTCTGATTCGAATATACCATCAAGTGATAACTGAATCTGTTTTAGTTGTTCA